CTTTATATGCGGTTTGCAATGAGAACTGGTTTTCAACGTTGGCCAAATTTTCACCAACAATTTTGCCAGCTGCTTTAGCTGCCGCACCAGTATCAACATTGATACCACCAATAGTGACATTACCAGTACCTTTGCCAGCTCCTTCAACTTTCTTAGTTGCGTATTCAAGCATACGTTTTTGAAAAGGCTCACTTCCTGGTACTAAACCAGCATCAATCAATGTTTTTGCAAACTCTGAGTATTTCTGTGTATCTGGGCCTTTGTATATTTCAGCACCAGTAACAGCATCTACCAAAGCATTTCCAACAACAACTGTTTTAGGTGCTTTTTCAACTTGTTGTTGAATAGCCTCAAGTCTTCTAGTTGTAAGGTTTAGTTGGGCATCTCTTTCTGGGGATGATGGTTGTTGACTTAGGATATCTAATTGAGTGTTTAGTTCGGCAATTCTGTCAGAAATTAAAAGTTGTGGAGGAACTGCTTGTTGACGCTCACGACCAGCCGCAGCATTACGCTGTGCCGCCAATGCCTGTTCACTCTCAGCCTTACGACCAACATCAGCAAGCATCATTGCTCCCTGAGTGTCATTAGCCGCAGCTAACATCTCTACGCCTCTAGCAATAGATGTAGGATCGTTATAGTTAATCTGCCTAGAAATCTGTTGTCTAGCAGTAATACGAGCTAGTTCAGGGTCTTCTCCACCTAAACCACGACCAATAGCACCACCAAGCATATTAGCCCCACGACCAATAGCATAGTTTGCTTGTTGGAAAGGAGTAAGTTGAGCATACTGTAACGCTTGTGCATCAGCTCTAGCCTGTTGGCTTTGCTGATACATCTCGGGAGTTATACCAAATAAGGTTGGAACGATGTCTGCCATGATTTAATCCCTAAAAAAAGAGTTTTCGTTAGCTAACATCCGAGCTTGCTGTGTTTGTGGATTAGCAAAAGCACCTGCTAAATACTGATCTTGCTGACCATACGCACCTTGAGGAGTGCTTCCGTATGGGCTAAACGCATTACTTGCCGCCCTCATAAGAGCAGGGTTCTGTGATGCTCCAACTAATGCTGTTGCAAACGGGTTGTAAGCATTAGCCGCAAAATTACTTTGAGCCGCACTCATACCACCTTGGAACAAAGCATTAGCACCTTGTGGGTTAGCAATACGACCGCCCAAAGCAGAACCCAAATCAAGAGGTTGTTGACCAAGGGCTTCCAAATTAGTTGCACCTGATAGATATGCTTGATATGGGTTAAGAGCCGCAGACTGCAAACCATACATCTGAGTAGCCAAATTACCACCAGTAGCAAACAAACCAGAACCAAACCTTGTCTGATCCATGCCTCCTTGCATACCTTCAGAGGCTAATTGTGCATCTTGTTGAGCAATAGCGTTGTAGTATGCCTCTAACTCAGGATTAGAAGCTCCTAAACCTGCTCCACCGCCTGGTCGCATTCCAGTACCACCAACAGACAATCCCTGACGACCAGTGTTAAACAAGTTTGTTCTTAAACCTGCCAATTGACGCTCTCGGCTCGGTGCTAACAAATTCTGTCTACCAAGAATATACTTTTCAGCCGCTTGCTCTGGAGATTCAGCAAGGTACTTTTGACCAAGGCTAAACAAACCTTCAGACGCAGTGCCTAATGGAGAAAACCTTTGTCTTGCTCCCTCTGCATCAGTTAATGCACCACCTGCCAAACCTAAGAATCGGTCTTGATAAGCACGAAGTGCTGGGTCTAGCGTGTAACTAGCTCCAGTAACACGACCTTCATTTTGCAATAAAGTTTGATATGCTGCTTGCGCTGCTTGGAATTCTTCAGGCGTTGCAAAGTCAGTCGCAACAGGAGCATTAACGCCTGGTACGCCTGTTGTAAACTGCGATCCACCAAAGCGGGTTGTTATCCCAACAGGACGAAACCTAGCTTCATTAGCCGCTATTCGAGCCGCTTCAGTCTGTGCGCCAGCTTGTGTTCGAGCCGCACTTCTAGCAGAACTGCCACCAAGCAAGCCCCCCAATATAGCACTGCCACCACCAATTAAGGCCGCTGTAATAGGCATATCAAACTCCAATCAAAATATCGTCCACTTTTGACGGGTCTTTCTCGTCAGTGGCGTGAATACAAAACCAAACACAATCCGTAATCGCTTTAACCCCGTGCGTCATTCCTGATTTAATCTCAATACACGCTGGGGCTTCAATAACTTCTATCTCTTCACCCATCATCACCGCAACCTTGCCTTTTGCCAAAATAGACAAATGGCTAAAGCTATGCGTGTGTTTTAAGATGGCTGTACCCGCACTAAACTGCGCTTCTTTAGCGTACAAACCATCGCTGAAGTGATGTGAAATCATGCGGCCTCAAGTGCCTCAATACGGGCAAGTGCTTCTTGTAAAGCAGCAGTTAACAAAGGCACTACATAGGACAAGTCAACCTGTTGTGCCTTCATTGAGCCATCAGGGTACAAAGCGTCTTTTTCACCAACAACTGCTTGCGGAACAATTGAAGCCAACTCATGCGCTAAGAAGCCTTCACCTTGCAATGTTGGTGCTGAAACCCAATTGTACGAGCAAGGCTTTAGTGCCTTTACTTTAGCCGTTGAACCAGTCAAAGGCGTTACGTTGGTTTTTAGGCGGTAATCAGAACCTGTACCATAAGTTACTGTTGTTCCGTTTGTTGAAACATTAGCATAGGCAGAGCCAGGGAATGTGCCTGTTGAAAAAGCAATAAGAATTCTTGATGATGAACCAACAACCTGATCCGTAACAACTATGCCTGTAGACGAATCGCTTGAACCCATATTCATAGTTGCTGATGGGTGGCCTGTTACAGAAGTGGTTGTAAACCGATGACTAGCACTTGGAGAGATAGGGCCAAGTTGTAGAGTACTTGTGCTTGCAAAGGCGTAAGCTCCTGTACCAAACGTACCCGCCAAGACAATAGATGCTGGAGCACCAGAGGCAGAGCCAGTACCTCCGTTGGCTACTGCTACAGTGCTTGAAGTATCAAACTTTGTTGCAACCGCAGTAGCAATGTTGTTGAACTCGGTGTCAATCTCCGTACCCTTAACGACCTTATTAGCATCGCCAGTAGTTAGTGCGTCTTTAGCCGCAAAGTTGACTGTTTTTGTATAGTTTGACATGGTTGCTCCTTATGCAAGTTTGCCTGTTTTGGTTTGGATTTCAATCTTTTGGAAAGAAATTGGAAACCCGTTAATATCTACCTCAAAACCCGTTTGAACAATTTTACCTGTTCCGTTGCCGTATGCAGTTAATTCTTCTAAACTAATACCTGCTGCATATTGAGCAATGTTGTATTCAGCAATACCATACTCAGACACCGATTGAGTCGGGATAGAAACAGTTTGTGATTGGTAACTAGAAGAAAAATCGTAGCCCCAAAACACTGATACTGCTTGATTACTACCGCCTACGACAAGCACCTTAATTTTCTTAATAATCGAGGTCAGACCATCTTTGCCCAAGTCAGCGTTGTTTGTGTAGTACTCCATGCGATACGAAGAAGCGTTGTCTTGATAACCAGTGTATTTAGTTACAAAACCAGTTTTGCCAATAAGCAAATCACCATTGCGTCTAGCACAAAAACTCTTTGGATCAATGCTGTCCCATATCGTTACACGGTAAGACCCATCTTCCAAAGTTGTTTTTGTGTCAAAGCAGAATACTTTTTCCGAGGATGGGCAAGCCAACAAGTAAAAACCATTCTGTTCTGAATAAACTGATCTCAACTGCGTGTCTGATTCACTTGCAATTGTCGCTAAAAAATCATTTCTAATGTTCTTGGACAAGTCACCCAATGGCGCAGATTTTTCTTGCACTGTTCGCAAAACAGAACGCAACCCACTACCACTAAGAAAAACAACGTCTTTGCCAGTGTTCTGAATCGTGTCACGGGCTATACAGCCAACACTTGAGATCGTGTCAGCAAGCGTCATAGTTGAGGGTGTCGTGGCGTTTGCGTAGACCAAGATTTGTCGTCTACCAAAGATAAACAAAAACCCATTGTGGGCGGCTAAACCCATGATCTCATCTGCACCGTTAGACCAAACTCGGGAAACATCAAGAGAACCCGCTGTACCAGTAGACCAAATATGGCCTGACAACAAATCACTGAACGACACTGTTGTGTTATTGGTAATTGTGTTGGCTGCCCAAATACGTCCATAAGCAGAGATAGCTACGTTTGCGTTTGGCACTGTGCTAACGTAACCTGATTTCTCAGTTACACGCCTAAAAGTTGTAGTAGA